ACAACAAACCCTGAGCAATCAGGGTTTTTACTTTAAGGTACATTATGCTGAATGACTGGAAGAAATTCGAGTGGGTCAAACTACCACTTGAAGACCTCAAGACCGAAGAAGGTGAAACGCGTTATTACATCATCGACGAAAACACCAAGTTCCCATCAATGACCTCGATTCTTGGTCTACTTGATGATGGTGGTATCGATGAGTGGCGTGAACGTGTAGGTGAAGAGGAAGCCGACAAGATCGTCAAAGATGCAGTCGCACGCGGTAACAACCTGCATGACCTGTCTGAACGCTACCTCATGAACACCCTTGAGCGTAAAGACGTGCAAGGCCCTGGTTCACTGCTGTTCAATCGCTCACGCAAGAACCTCAACATGCTAGGCCCGATTATTGCTATCGAGGCGCCCCTGTACTCCCGTCAGAAGCGTTACGCAGGGCGTGTTGACTGCATAGCATTCGAAGGGTCTGACTTGTGCATCGTGGACCATAAGAACTCACGACGGGCGGTCAATCTGACGAAGAACTATGCACAGAAGAAACTTGTCACATACATATTCCAACTCTTTGGTTATGCGACTGCCTTCAAAGAGATGTTCCCGAAGCTACCAGCACCCACTCATGGTGTCTTGTTGTTCGGTAACTTCACTGAGATGTCTTCGTCGCGTTTCAAGGTCAAGTTCAATGAGCAGCTTGCTTATGAGTTTGACCTATTGATTGCGGCCTATTATGGTTATGTCGACATCAAGCAAAGCGTGTTCTTCGACAAGGACCGTCTACTACCATTCATCGAGAGTCTGTTGGTTAAGGCTTGACATTCATCATGCAGTCATCTAGTCTAGGTGGTTCAAGTGTAAAGAGAAACAATAATGAGCACTCAATTGAAGGTGTTGGCCGTGTGGGCGTTACTGGTGTTTGGTGCTAACATAGTACCATCGCAAAGTGAAGCATTATCCCTCACACCAAACACCGTCCCCGTTGAACTTAAAGTTGATCTGAAACAATCCAGTGTAACAAAGCCTGAAGTGTGTTATGCTAACGTCCAGTGTCGCAAGCTAGCTGAAGCTGTCTTCTTTGAAGGTCGCGGTGAGCCAGTAAAAGGCCAGTACGCAATAGCCTACACGATCATCAATCGGAGAGATTCAGGTAAATATGCCGATGATGTTCACGGCGTTGTCAATCAGAAACGTCGAGGTATCTGTCAGTTCAGCTATATGTGCCAAATCAATGCTAAAGGTCGTCGAACGGCCATCGGTAACGATGATCGCTCATGGCAGAAAGCGTTAGATGTGGCATATAACACCTACTTCTATGAAGCAGCCGACCCAACAAAGGGTGGTGAGTTCTTTCATACGAAGCAAGTGAAACCGATCTGGCGACATCAGTTACAACCTGCTTTGGCATTGGGCAATCACATTTTCTATAGGAGTTGAGTATGAAGATTCGTATTACAGGGTTGAAAGATCCTAACCATGAGCAGCACCACAAAGATGTAACCTTCGGCCGTGTGTACGAAGTGTTTGAACGCCCGACTCGCAAAGTCTTCATTGACGATGCAGGCGACGACAACTACGGCGCATACTCTCCTCAAGGCATTTACACCTTCGAAGAGTGCGTTGAAGATGAACAGCTTGCAATTGAAACTGAGGCGGCCTAACATGCTCGTTGCATTCAATGTAAAAGGTGACCCTGCGCACCATGCTATCGATGTTGACACAACCAACTTCCGCGAGGCAGTTGCGACTGTAAAGAACCACTATGCAGAAGGCCTTAAAACGCTTGACCGCTGTTTCGCTGTGATCGAATGCGGCAAGAAGCCCGCACCAGCTCCAGTCTTTGACTTTACGCCGAGATCGGCATAACCGGAGCACCAAATGTACAAAGACGCAAACGAGTTCAGCCTTTATATCGAAGGCTTGAAAGAGGAAAAGGCATTCGATACCTACACCGAAACAATCGTGTGGTTTTACACGAATGAAACTGACCATGAGATGCCTGAGATCGCGAAGATGCTCAACAGCAAAATCATCGGTTGTATCGAGAACGAAGCGTCGGCAGCGGGCTTGCTGAAAGACACGCCAGGTGTGAGGTTGATGTAACATGTACGGATCAGTCGACGACTTTTATCAAAAGGTTGTCGCGGTCGATTACGACGACACGATAAGCCATCATGACAATGCCTGGTTGAAGATCCTCAAGGCATTCGAGTTGACTGGCTATCGTGTCATTATCGTTACCTACCGCCAACCTGATTGCTGCCCTGAAGATTTGCGGTTCCTCAAGGACGCGGGTTATAAGGTGTACTTCACTGGTCAGAAGTCGAAGCGTGAGTTCATGCGTAGACTAAACATTGATGTCAATATCTGGATCGATGATAAACCAGAAACCGTCCTGTTTGACTATACACCAAGCACTGGCATCTTCGATATCAATCCGAGGTATGTTGAATGAACGGCCTTGAAGCGTACAAGACCTTTCTCGGTATGGGTCTGCACTTCCGTGGCAACCTCGATGGATGGAAATACAACTTCAGCGGTAAGTGTAAGCCTGAGACTTTTGCAACTAAAAATCGTCTCGTGTACCAGTATGCAAAGATTGAGCGCGATCATCCGACTAAGCTTGACCAGATCAAGTTTTTCTACCCTGCGTTCAAGTCTGGTTATGTGAAACCTGATGCAATCGGCATGATGCATGGTTGTTATGGTCGATTCGAAAAAGAGTTCGGCTTTGGTCTTGTCTCGAAACATAAGGCATGGATTGAAGGATTGATGAAGGAGCATATCCTTCTCAGCTTCTTTGAACTCTTTGCCTGTAGCGAGATGCTACCTAAGTTCTATCAGTTGTACGCTGAGAAGCATATGACACATGACCAAGCAGTTGTATTATGCCTCGTCGTTCCTGAGCTACTAAATACGGTAGTGTCTAATGAGCCGTTTGTATTTGAGGCATGGAAAGTTAAATTAGAGTTTGACATGAAGTTCATGCAACTTTATATTAGCGGTCCACTTCTGAGACAGCTTAAAGACGCTACAGTAGAAGCATTCAAAAACAGTAACTAAATCAAGTAACAAAACTTCTTAAAGGTGATTCAAAAATGGTCGACTTCGCAAAACTTCGCAGCAACCGCGGTTCCACTCTGTCCAAACTGACCGAGAAGCTGGAAACTCTGAACAAGGGTTCTAGCACACAGAAAGATGAGCGCCTGTACAAGCCTGGTTTCGATAAGAAAGAAGGCAAGGGCTATGCCGTCATTCGTTTCCTTCCTGCAAAAGAAGGTGAGCATTTTGTTCGTGTGTTCAGTCACGCATTCAAAGGCAAGGATGGCTGGTATATCGAGAACAGTCGTTCGACTATCGGTGAAGAAGATCCGGTCGGTATCGCTAACACCCTGTACTGGAAGAAAGGCGAGAACGAAGGTAACGAGTCGTTTAAAAACATCGCTCGGTCCCGCAAGCGCAACACCAAGTACTTCGCCAACGTTTACGTGATCAAAGATACTGTGTCGACTGATTGGAATGGTAAGAACGCCATTTATGAGTTCGGCGGTCAAATCTTCAAGAAAATTGAAGCAGCGGCCAAGCCTGAGTTCGAAGATGATCAGCCGATGGATCCGTTCGATCTGTGGTCTGGTGCAGACTTCAAGATCAAGATCGTCGGTAAAGAGATTCCTGATCAGCGCAACGGCGGCAAGACTGTAGTTCCTAACTACGAAAACAGTGAATTCGACCGTGTGTCCGAACTGTTCGAAGGTGACGACGCCAAGAAAGAAGAGCTGTTCGGTAAGACCTACGACCTGTCTGAGTTCCTGAAAGTCAAGACTTTCGAAGAACTGGCTGTTCGCTTCAAGAAAGTGACTGGCGAAGCGCACAACAAACTGGAATCGGGTGACCCTGCTGAATCGGTTGCAGCGCGTCTGGAAAAGCAAGCTGACCTGGACACCAACGTTGACAACGGCGATGATGCAGCGGGTAAGTCTGTTGACGAAGCACCTGAGCAAACCGCATCGTCTGATGCAGTAGAAGGCGAAAGCGTTCTGGACATGTTCAAGCGTATGGCCGAACAAGCCTAAGCAACATGTGAGTAGTTGACAAGGACCCGAAAGGGTCCTTTTCCATATAAGTGAGGAATCAATATGATCAAACACCTTCTGAGTAGACATTACGACCCGTCGCGTTACGTGCACCAACACATCGATCATAACCAACGTATTCTGACCGTGCTACTTCACAACCTGTCAGGTCAATACGTCGGCTTTCAACAGTATCGACCAGACATCAAAGAGAAGCGCCATAACGATCCGCGTGAATCGCGCTACTTCACATACGCACCAAGAGATACCAGCGCCCTGTGGGGCTTTGAGAGCTACGACAGCAGCAAAGCAGATATCTACGTTGTCGAAGGGATCTTCAAAGCGGCGACACTGCACAGCGTGGGCCTGAATGCGCTTGCTGTCTTGACGGCGAACCCTGTGAAAATGCAGTCATTGCTTTGGCTGTTGAGTCATAGTCACAATGTCATTGCGATCGGTGACAATGACAAAGCAGGGGCGCAACTGGTCAAGCTGGTAGGTCGAGGTTTTCAGAGCGATGATGTCGATGAAATGCCGCTTGAGGACGTTTACCAATTAATCCAAACAAAACGCTTGACATGATGGTAGGTAACGTCCATAATCAACTCATCGAAGCAAACAACGTGAAGAAGGAC